CCTAGCGTTACGTTCGAAGTCTCGTACTGTCCGCAGTTTGGTCACAGAAGAAAAGACATCATCCCCATTGTGCGTAGACGGCACCTCAACATCACCCGTCATCTGCTGTGTATACACGTAGTTTAGGACAGTATTTATGGCTGTGGTTAACCGCCACCCAGATAGTAGTGTCGCAGTTGCTTTGTACCAGCCACTTTCTGGACACTTTATCTTCATCTCGTCTACAGACTGTATAACCCAGTCAATAGAAGCCAACTGTTCCTGAGTCAAAACATCGGAAAACACGTTTTTGTATGCCAACATTACCATCTGCATGTTTGGTATCGTGTGCTGAGAGTTGAAGTCTTCAAAATCGAAGCAGAACGGTACCCCGTCTCTAGAAATCTCTGAGATAGTGTTTTTGACTGCCTCCGGCCTCGCTGAGCTGCCTATAGGGAATACTTTACTAAGGACCTCTTCCATATCCCCGAACGCGAACGTGCTGTGGACGAAGTTTGTGAAGTCTACACCATATATGGCTCTTTGTTTACCCCACTCATATTTTGTCGATGGCCAGGCTAACATCTCCGGTTTCCTGGATCGCAACTTCATATGCATGTCGTCAGGCATGGCACAAGCCGTGTACAGCTTTGTTCGGAGTTCACGCTGTCTTGCTAAGTAAGTGGCGTCTTCTTCATACTGAGAGTGGATTGCGCCCACTGGTGTGTGCTGCCACCTGCGGGCCCAGAACTGTTCCCATGTTAGCTTGTTTACCCTAACCCTCTGCGCACGTGCTTTGTTAAATAAGCCTACTGCCGTGTTGTAGGTAAATGTTGGTGATATGTTCGCTGTTGTAGGTTGCGTCCTATGTAGCTTCTCTGCCGACCAGTCTACCTGTCCAGGTCCCCTGTTTACCAAAACCTCAAGCTCGAATAACGGTGTCAGGTCCACGTCAATTAGGTTCTGTAAGGCCTTCAGACGGCTAGTGAACTTGGTTTTCAAAGTACTCACGAAGTGTGATTCGCTGTCATACTTCC